ATAAAACCTCAACTTACCATCAGTCATACATCCCACTCCCTTGCTTCCCAATCCATCAGACACATTTCACCTTGTTCCTTGTCTGTGTAGTTTTCATAAGCATATTGACGGCACTGGTCTTCTGTGCCCTCAAATAGCATTTCATATAGTTTGTGGTCTCCATCATAGGTAATCTTGTAGAGTCCCCACTCATCGTAGCAATCAGGGAAGAACGGCATCTTTGTTTCTCCTATACCATTCTAAGTTTCTTGGTGCTCCGTCAATTATATCACAACTCATCTCAAATGCTCTCCACCTAAATGTAAATCCAAACAGATGATGAGGTCCAATACTCACAATAATGAATGGAAAGAAGTCAGTTGCAGTATATTCATCCCACTGAAATGTGAGGTCAACTAGAGCAAACTTTTTAAATCTGAGGATTTGGAAGAACCATTCCTTCCCATAATCCTCGTAGGTTTCATAATCAAAGAGTTTCATCGTAATTTACTTTTGATGGTTCTAATACATTCATTCCACTTATAACTGTTGGTATCGTGTTCTGGTGGTAACCAGTTTTCAATACTCTCCACAAGGTCCATAATGGTGGGGGTTTTATCCATATATTCACCATCACGATCTACTGGTGCTGGATTAGCACAGAATACTTCATCCCACCAATCGGCAATCACATCATAGAGTTTTTGTTCTTTAGTCATACTTTGCCTCCACTTCTTTCACACGCAATAGAAAACCATCATCACCAATATCACCTGAATACAGATAATCAATGTGCCTCATAATCTCTGCCATCTTACGCATTTTGGGTATCTGTGCTTCAAGGTAATCAATCACATCAGGATCATACTCACGCTTGTATCCATATTCATCTACTTTACCATTGTTGTCAATCGCTACTTCCAACTCATCAGCAAACTGTGCTACCTTGTAGTAATCGTAACCGCAGTCACCAAAATGTCCGCCGCTCATTCTTCATCCTCCTCATAAGGAAACATCTCATCATATTCTTCATCAGTCAGAGTAAGATACTGAACATTAGCATTCTTGTGCTCTTCAGCATACACTAACTGATAGTGAGCGAAAGAAGAAGGATCACTACTAGCGTATTCTAGCAGACCATCAACAAAACAAAGGTAGTTCATAGCACTTCCCAATCACATTCCCAATTACAATCGTTGCTTACATTTACCCAGAAGAAGTATTTCTGGTTCTCTGATGCGAGAAACAGCATACCATCACCTTTGTCTTGCTCCACAATACAAATGGCGTTGCCGTCCATCATATTAGCAAGACGGTTCTTGGCTTTACTACTCTTCGGTTTTACAGTCACTCTTCGCATTGTTCTTCCTCAGTCAGGACAGTTCCCATAGGACCTTTTTTGATACGCTCCCACTCTGCGTCTGCCTGTTGCATATCATCAAACTTCTTCCTCAGGTCTTCACCCAAAGTCAGTTCGAACTCATCGGCAACCTTACGCATATCTTCTTCTCTTCGGTGTTCACCGAATGCAAGACCACAAGCACCTTTCATAATGTTGATATCATCGTGTCCCATTGCACGGGCAACGGTTGCAAAAAAGTTAAACAGTTGATAAGTGTTAAGGTCTTCAGCAGGAATTTGAAAAGTATAATGCTCTTCGGGGAGCATCATATCATCAAAACCGCTGCTGTAACTGGTGGAAGTCCATTCGGTATCAAACTGAACCTTGAGAGTTGCCTTGTAAGTCATTGCCAAGTCCTACTGGGGGTTTTTTGTCTATGAGGTAATCATACAGCATCTGGGCGAACCCGTAATGGGGCCGTGTGCCAGTTTCGATACTGGACGACGTGGCAACCGTCCACATTATATCAAGTTGTAGTTTATCAGGTAGTTCTTTCATTTGTATAGAAGTACTTCTGTTGCTTTTTTTGCTTCAAATCCATCTTCAGTTTTCTTTCTACGTCCAGCAGTATATGTGATAGGAAAAGTAATCAGATTCATGTCACCTTTACGTCTCTCAAAGAAATCTGTTCCATCGCAACGATTGCAAAACAAAACTGTTCCAGGAAGATTCTTAGTATATTCTAGCAGTTCTTCGGTGCGTTGATCATTCCACCCTGTTCCATAATCAGCAAAACTATCACGATAAGGTGGGTCAAGATAGTTTAGATCACCTGATGGGCATTGGGAATAATCACCACAATAAATCTCAACATTCTTCAACATATGATTCCATTCATAGACAGTTGCCTTATCATAAATCTTATCTTTTTGATTCAGCAACCCAGCAGGAGTTCCATATCGTCCGTTTGTATTCTGATTGATTTGCCAGATTCCATTAAATCCCGTTTTCATTAAAAAGTAAAGTGTTCCTGCCTCAAAAGTCTTGCTCCAGTTTTCATAATCATATGCATGTTGATGACGAACTTCAAAGAAATACTTCTTACGATCTTCTTTAGATAGAACAAGATACTTGTCCTGGTACTCATCAACGACTTTACAAAACTCTTCTATATTTGTCTGAACGTTGCGGTAAATGTTAACAATACTTTCATTAATGTCGTTAATATACGCTTTCTTTGGATTATAACGTTTCATCACATAGATGAACATTGCGCCTCCACCAAAGAAAGGTTCACTATATTCAGTTACATTACTAGGAAGGTATGGCGTATGATATTTGAGGACTTTGGTTTTACCCCCTGCCCAAATAAACAAAGGTTTAGGTAGTTTCATGTTTAATTTTCTCAATACACTCATTCATATATGTGGTTTACAACTGGATCAGTCCCGCTGTCTCCAATCTTCTGGTTTATCTTCAGTAAAAAAATCTACAATCTCATCTACGGTATTAAATCTTGATATTCCCTTTCTTTCGTTCCCAAGTCCACCAAAATCAAGTTGATTCAAAAAATCATCCATATCACCCTCCTGCATATTTGGATTTTCTGCTTTTCTACGTGCTTGGCGAAGCATTGTCCCAGCAGTTCTATTTACTTTTGCAAGTTTTTCTGCCCAAATCATATCTTCCAAACTTACCTCTTCATGTTGAGCGATTTTTTGACAGATTGCCTCAAGACGAAGACGATATTGCGTAGAGAGCATGTGCAATCTCCATATAGGGTTATTTAGCATTAGATTTTAACTCTTCCATCAACTCTTTTGCAAGTTGATTTGAGCGTCTCCACATTTGATACTTTGCCCAAGGTGTTCTAGGATTATTTTTTATCCACCACCATTGACGTTGAATATAAGACTTTATCAACCTTGTAACAAAGTAAAAAGCAGCAGCAACACTATCGTCAGTTGTGATAAAATATGCTACAACTACAAATACAATAAACCAGGCGTAATAGGTCATCGTCTTAGAAGTTTTAAATATTCTAATACATGTTCACGAACTGCCATGAGTTCATTATAACATTTTTGATTATGAGCGCACTGACGAAGTTCATTGTCTGGTTTATGAACACTTTCAATAAACAAATCTAGTCCTCGATTCCATTTAACGTCAGGAGTTTCATCCATAAAGTTTCACGCAGTTGTACTATTTAATCAAAAAACTTTTCAACAGTTGTCGAAGTTTTTTTAGATATCTTAACTTGTTTTAGAATATAAGATTTGGCAGTTGAATAGTTGTTTGCAGTGTGAACTTGATGTCCATTATGAATGATTACAAACTTTTTTCCCCAAGGTACTGCTGCCCACATACCATCTTTGGTAACATATCCATTTGGATCTCCTGGTGTAGGATTTAGAATGCCTTCATTTTGAATATTCATCCGAAAACAGCATTCACGGAAATAACTTTTGCGTTGGGATTACGTGCCAGAGCAACACGTTTTGCTTCAGCATAATCACGCGCTTGAACTTCCTCATAAAAAACAGTTCCAGCGACGTAGAGTTGAACTTTGCAACGCATGGGGGATTCCTCCTTTGTGTAAGTAGTTTAGCAGAAAAATCAGCGTTTGACAACGCTGATGGCAGGTTGACCCTGCTGAAACACAGTGTCCACCACTGCCTGCACCTTCCTAGCGGTGCTGATGCCCACAGGAGAGTACACAGGGATGCAGACCAACCCGAATGCCTTGGTGTACTCTCCAAGGGCACCAGGGGCGATCCTGCCGCTCCTGAGAGCGTCTGCATCGTCCTTGTGCAGGCGGATCACACGCCCGATGGTTTGAGAAATACCGATGTAATCCATGGACCGCATAAACAGCACTGCCTCCAGACCAGACACGTTGATGCCCTCAGAGAGGATGCTGTGGTGCAGCACAACAAACTTCTTGTCATTGTCTTTGCCCCAGGCACTCAGGGTGTCGAAAAACACCTCACGGTTGACCTTGCGTCCATCGATCACGGCACCAGTCTTGGAAGTGATATACATCCAAGAGAAACCACGATCCTCCAGTTGCTTGCAGAAATCAGTTTCAGAAACCAGAGAAGTAATCTGTTTGGTTGCCTTGGAACAGATCAGAACCTTGCCCACTTCCTGAGCATCGATGGTCTGAATCAGGTTCTCGCAGTCAACATCGGCAACGATCTGACCCTTGCTGAGCATCTCAAACTGCTGCACCACAACCTTAGGAGGAACAATGAAACCACCGTCCACCAGTTCAGGGGCAGGCACATTGCAGATGACGTTGCCATAAACGGCAGCATCATTCATCCCAGGTTTGGAAATAGTAGCAGAATGCTTAGGAGTAGCAGTGAAGAAATAGCAGCGGTCAGCAGCAGAAGA